ATGGATCGCGAACACCGCATCGAAGACACCGACTTCACCCGTTGGTTACTCACCACGGCGCGTTCGGCCGGTTGGGACGTTGACGGCGACCAGGAGGCGCGCAACACCCTCCGCCTGTCGGCAGCGCTCATCCGAACCAGCGGCAAGGCGGTGGTGGACATGGCACGGCTGGCCGACGCGCTCAAGGTGCCCGTGGCCGACATCGAACAGGCGGCAGCGAAGGAGCGGAGCGCCAACGAAGCGGCGGCACGGCTTCTTGACCGGCCGGACATGGCGGAGCTGGACACCCGCCTTGACGGCGTTGCATGGCCGGTGGCGCCCGTGCAGGACTTTGAGGCGAAACAAGCCGTCAAACGAGCCGCAGCGGAAGCAGAGCACGCCCAATGCGTTAGGTGCGTGTGGGACCGCCAGAAGGGCCGTGAGGAGGACCCCGGGGGACACCGGCCGTACCCATGGAACGAGACTGCCAACGTGTGTACAGGGTGCGGAGTGGCCAAGCCGTGGGAAGAGTTCCACCGAGACGCGCGGATGCCCATGAAGCGTGTGCGGCGCTGCCGGACGTGCAGACACCGGACTCAGATGGGCCTTGAGCCACGCGCCGACGCCAAACCGCCCACGCGGAGGCGAAGCAGCGACATGACCAGCGGCCACCAAGAGGTGCGGCTACCCACTGGCGAAGAGGGCACTGACGGCCACCTGGACACCTGAGGCGGGCCCCAACGGCCCAACCTGACTAGGCACCCCATCGGCCCGCAGACGGCCACGCAAAGCCCCGGCGAGGCGGCGCCCCGCTGGGGCTTTTCCTTGCGCCCGTTCTTGACATGTTCATGATATGAAGAGTGGCGTTCGGCTACGGCGGGTGACGGCTGTGCCGACACAGCGTGAAGCGATATGACGAGATGACGGTTAAACACCATCCCTGGAAATCCAATAAGAAACCTACAAGGAAAACGAGAAGGGCCGTCTGCCCGTCATCTCGTCATTCGGCCCCGCCTGCCGATCGGCCAGCCGGGAAACCGGTGCGCTCTAGGAAACCCTTGCGCTCTAGTAATGGTAGAGAGCGGGTCACCGCGCACCCTTCCAACAGGCACGGCGGACAGAGTGCCCGCGCTCTCCATGGGGAATGGTGTACGCGTGCACTCTGGACCAGTAGCCACGGTTGCCACCGTGGCGAACACTCCGGCAGGGCCGGTTCGATTCCGGCGCCCCCATGCTCACCTAGTCCAACGGTAGAGACACACGGCTTAGACCCGTGGTGATCCCGGTTCGAATCCGGGGGTGAGTACAGAGCAGTACCTCACGTGAGGTACTGGGGGGTGTTCGAGGGTAGGGGGGTCCCCCCGAAGAGGGGGGGTGCCATGCGTACCCGGTGCCTTGACTGTCGAGACTGGGCTACCCACAAGGGCAGATGCCCGGCGCACCACAAGGCGTACGAGAGTGGCCGGTCGTACCAGTCCCACCGTGCGCGGCGCGAGGCGATAGCCCGTGGCAACAACGCGGCAGCCATCATGCGCAAGGCTCTGCGCAAGGCTGGCCGTGGAGCGTGCGCGTCATGCGGGCTGGGCTACCTGGCGTCGGCCATCGACGTGGACCACATCGTTCCCCTGTCGCGTGGCGGTGAGGACGTGGCGAGCAACGTGCAACTCCTGTGCAAGCCATGCCACAAGGCCAAGACGCGAGTTGACTTCGGCTTCACGGCTCCGCCGTTCTGAGGGGGGCGGAAGCGGTTCGGAAGTTCGGCCGGATGGCCCGCTGGCGATCCCGGCCCAAGCTCGAAACGCGCGCGCTAGGTGTGGCGCCTTTTTTGGGCGCCCCGCCCGTGCGGTTACTGGGCAGGCTCGTATTCGGACCCGCGAGAAAGGCGCCCGCTAAGGGGTCGATCAGGCCCCGGAAGGTGGTGTCAACGTGTCCCGAAGCAAGAGCGCCGACGTGCGCACCGGCCACGCCAACGCCGCCGCTGAGCCTGCCGCCCCCGTCGTGTACGAGGGCCGGGCGCCGCGTGTGCCCGCTGGCCTTCGGCGAGTGGGGCGGGAAGTCTGGCGCAACGTCTGGTCTGCCGGTAGCGGAGCTTACTCGCCGGAGACGGACCGCAACGTCATCTTGCGGTACTGCGAGTTGCATGACCGGCGCGCGGAGCTGCTGGCAGCCGTCGCCAACGACGGACTGATGAGCGTGGGCTCGACCGGTCAGCCTGCCGTGCATCCGGCCATGCGCTACGTGGAGTCCACCGAGAGAGAGCTACGGGCCATCGAAACCGTCATCGGCTTCACGCCTGAGTCGCGTATGCGGCTGGGGATCGTGGCTGCTGAGGCGCGCCGTGTCGCTGCCGGACCGGAGGACTTCTAGAGCGGGGGTGGCGCATGGACGGACTTGATCCCGTCATCGCCCGCCACATACCCGCCGACGCGCCGTTCCTCAGTGAGGGCTACCGAGTTGCGAACTGGATTGAGCAGTTCTGCTACCTCACCGGCTCGTTCGCTGGCCAGCCGTTCCGGCTCCTGGCGTGGCAGCGTGACCTACTCGTTGACGCCTACCGGTTGGAACAGGACGCCTACGGCCGGTGGCGCCGCACGCACCGCATGGCCGTGGTGTGCATCGCGAGGAAGAACGGGAAGAGCACCCTTGCCGCCGCGATCATGCTGTACCACCTGATCGCCGACCGGGCGGACGCTCAGCGGCAGATCATCGCTGCCGCCAACGACCGCAACCAGGCGCGCATGGTGTTCGATGCTGCCAAGCAGATGGTGAACGCGTCGCCAAAGCTCAGCGCTGTATGCGACGTTCAGCGCGACATCATCCGGTACAAAGACAGCACGTACCGCGTGGTGTCGGCGGACGCCGGACGGCAACAGGGGCTCAACCCTGCCGCCGTATCGCTGGACGAGTACGCGTTCAGCAAGAGCGCCGATCTGTTCGACGCGCTGACGCTGGGCAGTGCGGCCCGCAACCAGCCTATGACGTGGGTGGTTTCGACGGCGGGGCCGGACCCGGACGGGCCCTTTGCGCGGCTGTGTGAACAGGGGGAGCGGGTCAACTCCGGTGAGGCCACGGACCCGACGCTGTTCTATCGGTCGTGGGGCCCGCGCATCGGGGAACAGGTGGATCACCTTGACCCGGACGTGTGGCGCGCGTGCAACCCCTCGTTCGAGATTCTGAACGAGGAGGATTTCCGCGCTGCCGCTCAGCGGAGCACGGAAGCTAGCTTCCGCATCTACCGCCTGTCTCAGTTCGTCCGTGGCGCCTCTACGTGGCTGCCTCACGGCCTGTGGGACTCCCTTGCGGTAGACGACACTCTGAAGCCCGGTGACGCCGTTGTGTGCGGCTTTGACGGCTCCTGGAAGGGTGACAGTACGGCGCTTGTTGCCTGCCGCGTGTCGGACCTTCGGGTGTTCGTGCTGGGGCACTGGGAGGCGCCGCCGGATGACGCGCACTGGCGGGTTCCCATGGCGGACGTGCGGGAGGCTCTGCGTTCCGCACTGGAGACGTACACGGTGCGGACCCTCGTGGCCGACCCGTACCGGTGGGAAGAGACGCTAGACAACCTTGAGGCGGAGGGGTGGCCCGTCGAGGCGTTCCCGACCAACAGTCTCAAGCGCATGGTTCCAGCGACTCAGGTTGTGTACGACGCGTGCCGGGACGGCCGCTTGTCGCACGACGGGGACCCGGCCCTCGCCCGGCACATCGGCAATGCGGTGCTGCGGGAGGACAGGCACGGGGCGCGCGTCACCAAGGAGCACGCGTCATCGCGCCGGAAGATCGACCTAGCCGTTGCCCTGATCCTCGCGGTGCACGGGGCGGTCATGTGGCGGGACGAGAACCCGGGCTTGATTGACGCTCCGGTCCTCGCCACCTGGGAGCAGGACGGCAACGTATTCGCCTTCGGCGGCAGCGCCGATTTCTTTGACGACTTGTAGCACGACTCAAGGGCAGTACCTCACGTGAGGTACTGCCCGCGCGAGTCACACGGGGGGTGGCTCACATGGGCTTTTGGCGTGCGCTCTTCCGGGGGCATCCCGCAGAGGACGAGAAGCGGGCCCAGTGGGACCCGGCGTCTGATCTCTTTCCGCTGCCCGGCGTGGTGTCGGCGGCCGGTACGAAGGTGAACGCGAACAGTGCGCTTACGGTCTCCGCCGTTTTCGCGTGCGTGCGTCTGCTGAGCGAGACGATTTGCACGCTGCCGGTGGCCACCTATTCGCGACGCGGGGGCGTTCGTAAGGGGGTCAAGTCGCCGACGTGGCTTGACTACCCGAACGCGGAGCCGGGCGGTCTGGGCCGTATCGACCTTCTCTCTCAGGTGGTGCTGTCCCTGCTGCTGGACGGCAACGCCTACCTTGCCGTGGCGTGGGACGGTCCCAACATCGCCGGGCTTGAGGTGCTGGACCCGACCCGTATCGATACGCATACGGTCGTGGCGGACGGCAAGCGCCGCAAGGTCTTCTACGTGGCCGACTACGACGATGACGGCAACGAAGTTGCGTTGGGTTGGTTCACCACGCGGGAGATCCTGCATATCCCCGGCATGATGCTGCCAGGGGAGTTCACTGGTGTCTCGCCGATTGCGTTCGCGCGGGAGTCCATTGGGCTCGCCATGGCGGCGCAGACGTACGGTGCGAAGTTCTTCGCCAACGGCGCCATGCCGGGAGCCCTGATCGAAGTGCCGGGCGCCATGTCCGAAGAGGGGCTAGCGCGGGCGCGGGAGGCGTGGCGGCTGGCCAACTCCGGCGCGGAGAACGCGCATCGGGTCGCGCTGCTGACCGAAGGCGCGAAGTTCTCGAAGGTGGCACTGAGCCCGGACGAAGCGCAGTTTCTCCAGACCAGGCAGTTTCAGGTACCGGAGATTGCGCGGATATTCGGCGTGCCGCCTCACCTGATTGCCGACGCGACCAACTCGACTAGTTGGGGCTCTGGTCTCGCGGAGCAGAACCAGGCTTTTGCCATGTTCTCTCTGCGTCCGTGGCTGGAGCGCATCGAAGCGGGATTCACGCGTCTGCTGTTTGCGGAGACGGCTAACCGTCAGCTCTTTGTGAAGTTCAGCCTTGACGGCATTCAGCGCGGGGCGCCGAGTGAGCGTATGAACATGTACTCCATCGGTCTTCAGCAGGGCATCTACAGCATTGACGAAGTGCGCGCGTGGGAAGACCTGGAGCCCCTGCCGGACGGCATGGGGGAGACGCACCGTGTGCCCTTGAACCTCTCGGACGTGACCGCCGAGGAGGAGCCGGAAGAGCCTGCCGCCATTGAGCCCCCGCCCGCAGACGAACCCCCGGACGACGGGGACGACGAAGAGGGGGAAGAGGCCGATGACGACGGAGACGAGGAGCCTGAGCCGACCGGCTGAGTTCCGGTCCGAAGGTGACGCGGTGACCATGCGCGGGTACGCCTACCGGTTCAACGAACTGAGCCATGACCTAGGCGGCTTCCGGGAACGCGTCATCCCCGGCGCTGGTGCTGATGCGCTTAGAGGCAATGACGTGCTGGCCACCTTCAATCACGACATGAACAACGTTCTTGGCCGTGCGTCGTCAGGCACGCTGCGGACCGGCGAAGACGGCGAAGGCGGCTGGTACGAGATCGATCTACCGAACACCACGGTAGGACGTGACCTCGCCGAACTTCTCAGGCGCGGGGACGTGCGCGGGAGTTCGTTCACGTTCCGCGTGAACGACGGCGGGCAGCGCGTTCACGACGAACTGGACGAAGAGACCGGGCTCCCTGTTCGGGAGATCACCAGCATGGATGTGCTGGAACTTGGCCCGGTCCTCACCCCGGCGTACCCGACCACGGACGCGGGCCTCATGCGCTCCATAGCGCGAACTCTAGGAATCGATAAGGGCAGTACCTCACGTGAGGTACTGCCCCCTGTTAACCATCCGGCGCGTGATCTGTTCCGCGCTCTGTACAAGGGGGGAGTCCAGTAATGGACGCACAGACTCTCAGCGCGAACTTTGAGGCGCGCGAGAAGGCGCACGCTGAACTTCGGGCGCTGACCGATGAGCACGCCGGTAAGGACATGGACGCGACGGCGCGTGAGAAGGAAACTCAGCTTCTTGACGTCATTGCCGACTACGACGGTCGCGTAAAGCGGGGCGTTGAAGCCATCAAGGCAAGCGAGTCCGTGAGCGCGCTCATGGCCGGTGTCAAGGGCACCGGCGACAAGCGTGCGACTCAGGACAAGCTGGCCGAGGCGGCCGCTCAGCTCCGGTCGCTCAAGCTGCATGAGGCGGCTGTCTTCACGCCGGAGACGCGCGCAGTGGTGGACACCAAAACCGGCCGCGACGTGATCCCGCGCACCCTGTACGGTCAGCTTCTCGCTGAGGCCGTAGAGCGTTCGACCGTCATGCGCAACGGCGCGTCGATCCTCACCACGTCCGGCGGTGAGCCCATTGACTTCACGGTTGTGACCGGTCGTGCGTCGGCGGGCATCGTGGCGGAGAACGCCAACATTCCTGAGTCCACCCCGGCCACTGTTCAGCGGTCGATCATCTCTTACAAGTACGCCTACGCTTCCGTGGTTTCGACGGAGTTCGTCCAGGACCAGGCGCTCGACCTTGTCAGCTTCCTGGTAGGGGACGCCGGTCCGGCGCTGGGGCACGGAATGGGTGAGCACTTCCTCACCGGTACGGGTACCAACCAGCCGAAGGGCATTCTGAATGCTGCTCCGGCTGCCGCTTCCACCTGGGCAGCCGGTGCGAAGGACACGGCCGTTTCCGACGCGCTCATTGATCTCTTCTACGAGCTTCCTTCGTCCTACCGGACCAATGCCGTCTACATCGTTTCCGATCGGACGGCCGCGCTCATGCGCAAGCTCAAGGACGCCAACGGCCAGTACCTGTGGCAGTCGGCGCTGACGGCCGGTGCACCGGACACCTTCAACGGCAAGCCGGTCGGAACGGATGTCGCGGTGCCGGACAACAAGGTTCTGTTCGGCGACCTGAGCAAGTACCGGGTCCGTCTGGCCGGGCCGCTCCGTGTTGAGCGGTCGGTGGATGCGCGGTTCACCACCGATCAGATTGTGTACCGATTCATTCAGCGGGCGGACGGTCTTCTTGTCGATGAGCGTTCCGCGAAGGTTCTGACGGTCACGCCGAAGGCGTAACGCGAAGCGGGGGATAGGGCAGTACCTCACGTGAGGTACTGCCCTGCCCGTAAGGGGGGGGGCATGTCCTACGCGACCGTGGAAGACATTCGCGGGCTGGACGGCATGGAAGATGTCTCGCTCTTTCCGAACGAGACCGTGACGGACGCAATCGCCTACGCCATCGAGACCGTTGAGGATTACTGCGGCCGGACGTGGCAGGGCACGGACGCACCCCCGGAGACGATCCGCTGGTGCGTGCGCACGCTGGCCCGGCAGTACTGCCTAGACCTTGTGTCCCGCGTGCCGGACCGGGCCCTACAGCTTCAAAGCGAGTTCGGCTCCATCCAACTCGCTCAGGCGGGCGGGACGTGGCGGCCAACCAGCCTGCCCGAAGTCAACGCCCAACTGAACCGGTATCGCGTCCGGTTGCCGTTCATTTTCATCTAGGGGGCAGTTGTGGCGCTGGTGCTTGAAGCGAAGGTCGCTCTGTTCGAAGCGCTCAGGCGTGCCGTTCCGCGCGGGGTGCAATGCACGTTTGCGGAGACAGGCAAGAGCGACCGGCGGCAACAGGTATGGCTGGGGGCCACGGGAGACGAAGAACTGACCGTGTCGGCCATGCGGCAGGGGCCGCGCAAGCCCATGGCCCTCACGAGCTACGTGGACGTTCACGCGCTGGTCATCACGCCGGGCGACCCGATAGGCGCCGAGAGGGCCGTCTACGGCCTTCGTGACGCCATTACGGACGCCTGCCGCTCCGTCGCTCCGGCCAGCGTGCCGGGGCTCCTTGACGTACGGCCGGAATCCTCCGAGACGGAGACGGCCGAATCGACCGATGGCGCGTACGCCGCGCTCACTGTCCGCGTGAGGATTCGCGGGCGCATCACTTAGGGGGAACGCATGGCGCTAGACGCTGCCATTGGCATTGGCAAGGAGACGGCGTACGGCGCCGCAGCAACGACCACGCTGGGCTATGAGGGCAAGTCCGATAGCTGGAAGACCACGCGCGAGTTCATCGAGTCCGTCGGCTTCCGGGCCGGTATGCAGACGGCCCGCGCCGACCGCCGCAACGTCGTCAACATGGGCGGCGAAGGTGAACTAGAGATCGACCTCCTGGACGCGGGCGCCGCCGCGCTCTTCTCAGCGTGCTTCGACACGTACGACGGCGGAACTCCCAACACCAGCACTGGGGTTACGGCCCATGTGTTCGAGAGTGGGGCGGAGTCGTCGGCCCCCTCGTTCACGGCTCAGATGATCCGGCCGACCACGGACGGCAAGGCGGTTGCCTACCGGCACGTGGGGTGTGTGGTCACTGAGTGGGAGATGACCGCCGAGGTGGAGAACGCGGTCGCGCTTACGGCCACGTTCGACTTTCAGGACGTGAGCCATTCGGACAAGCCCGCCGACGCGCTGCCGATCGCTTACCCCAAAGAGGCGTACGTCTACGACTGGACCCGTACGGCTATCTTGCTGACCATCGACGGCAAGCCCGTCACGGTGGACGCGAACAAGCTGGAGCTGACCGCTGACAAGGGCATGAAGGTGGACCGCCGCTTTCTGCGCGGCAACGCCCTCAAGGCCCAGCCCGTGCGCTCCGCCATGCCGACGTATGAGGGCACGTTGGAGGGCGAGTTCACCAGTGACGCGCTCAAGCTGTACGAAGCGTTTATCGCGGGCAAGGTGGCGTCCCTGGCCATCGACTTCGCGGGCGTCCTGCCGGGCGCGTCGATGCGCATTGAGTGCCCGGCGATCCAGTTCACGGGCGACAGTCCCGAAGCGTCCGTTGACGACGTGTCCGTTGCTGAACTCCCGTTCCGCGTACTGGACCCCGGGGACGGGCGTGCGGCCATGCGACTGACCTACACGGAGCCGACGCCGGGTTTCGTTCCGCCTAAGCCGTAGGCAGTACCTCACGTGAGGTACTGCCCTTGAGGGAGTGCCATGGCTAGCTCACGATTCTCGGTCCAGGTTGAAGGGCTCACTCAGCTCAAGAAGACGCTTCGTCAGCTCAAGGACAAAGACCTTTCCAAGGCGGTCCGCGAGGTGAACAAGCAGGCGGCGGAACTGGTCAAGCCCGACGCGTCGCGCGGTGTGCCGCAGCATAGGCGCACGCCGAAGGATGCCAAGAAGTACCGGCCCGGCAAGCTAGCTAAATCGGTCAAAGTCGTGGCGTCGGCCAACGGCGCCTCCATCAAAGCGGGCACTGCCGCCCGCACCCCTTACGCGGGCGCGATCCACTTCGGCTATCCGAAGCGGCACATCCGCCCCAACAGATTCCTTTACCGGGCCATGGCGCGCAATAGCGGCCGGGTTTCCGAGACGTACGAGCGTGAAATTTCCGCCGTCATTAGAGCCAAGCTGGAGAGCTGATTATGAGTGCCACGAAGAACGCTGACTCTCGCGACCTGGGCGACGTGCTGTCCCTGGATCTGGACAGCCTGACCATTGACGAGATCGACATTATCGAAGAGATAGTTGACGGCCCGCTGGACATGCTGGCTAAGCCGGGCGCCCGAAAGGGCCCGATGATTCGCGCTATGGCTGTGGTCATCAAGCGCCGGGAGGACCCGTCTTTTACCGCTGAGGACGCGGGCCGCCTGAAGATCGAGTTCAAGCAGAAGGCTAAGGCGGACCCTACCGCGCTCAGCGAGTAATCATCTGCGCCCGTCTGATCAGCCATTTCCGGGGGCTCACGTGGTCGGACGTGCGCGCTCTCTCGCTGAGGGATTTCAACACGCTCGCTGACCAGATGGCCGCCGATATCGAGGCACAGAAGAAGGCGGAGCGCGGCATGTCGCGCGGGCGTTCCGGGGGGACGGCGCCGGGGGAGCGCCGCACGCCCGTCATGACGTGATGATCACTCTGCGTATATCAACCCCCCAGCCGGCATGGCCGCAGGATATACGCAGCGTTACATTCGGGGGGTTCCATGGCACGGCCCATCACCATCACTCTGCTTGGTGATCTGGACGACCTGAGCCGGTCCCTGAACCAGGGAACGCAGGAAGTCACGCAGTTCGCCCACCGTGTTGAGGGGGCAATGCAGGGGGCTTCTCAGGAAGCCGGGCGCATGGGCGACGAGATAGCCCACAGCGCCGATGAAGCGGGCGAAGGGCTCAAGGGCATTGCCAAGAAAATTGGCGTGGCCGCTCTGGCGGTCGGCGGCGCTGTGGGTGTCGCGTTGGGCGCTGGTCTGAAGGAAGCCATGGACCGTGAGAAGAGCAACGACCTTCTTGCGGCTCAGGTGGGCGCCACGCCGTCTCAGGCGAAGACCTTGGGGCAGGCGGCCGGAAAGATTTTCTCCTCCGGGCTGGGGGAGTCTATGGAGGAAGTCAACGACGGCCTGAAAAGCCTTTGGCAACAGGGGCTCGTTCCGGCCGGTGCGACGGCGGACGAGATTGCCAAGATCGGGTCCAAGCTCACGGACGTTGCGACGATCATGGGTGAGGATCTGGGCCCGACCGCGAATGCCGCCGGTCAGATGGTGAAAAACGGCCTCGTCAAGAATTATGACGAAGCAATGGATCTGCTCGTTCGCGGTACTCAGGTGGGCATCAATAAGTCCGAGGATTTCCTCGACACCATGAATGAGTACTCGACCCAATTCCGTAAAATCGGAATGGACGGGCCGACGGCTATTGGCCTGATGAACCAGGCGCTGAAAGCCGGTGCACGTGATGCGGACGTGGCCGCCGACGCCGTGAAGGAATTCACCCTCAACTCCATTGACCTCAGCAAGTCAGGCGACGCGTACAAGGAGCTGGGGCTCAACGGTGACGCGATGGTCAAGGCACTCGCCGGGGGTGGGCCGAAAGCGGCTGCCGCCACGGAGAAGATCTTCACCGCGATGCACAAGATCAAGGACCCGGTGAAGCTCAATACCATCGCACTGGGCTTGTTCGGAACCAAGGCTGAGGATCTTGGGGGCGCCTTGGCCGCCATGGACCCGAAGACGGCTGAAGCCTCTCTAGGCTCGTTCGCGGGGGCCGCTAAGACGGCGGGCGACACGCTGCACGACAACGCCTCTACGCGGCTCACAGCCTTTTGGCGCACCCTTCAGACCGGCGCGGTAGACGTGATCGGCGGCAAGGTGCTGCCACGACTGGAGTCGCTGGCCCACACGTTTGCGCCCATCGGGAGCGCGGCCAAGACTGTGATCGTGGACACGGTAGTTCCGGCCGTCCGAAGCTTCGCTGAGACGACCGGCGCTGCCTTCCGCTTCGTCGGGGAGCACAAGGGAACGTTCCTGGCCATCGCGTCCGTGGTCACGGTGGTGCTCCTGCCCGCGTTGGTCCAGTGGGGCGTCCAGTCCACCGTGTCCGGCGCGCGGGCCGTAGTCGCATGGGCCACGTCGGCGGCATCCTCCACAACCTCAGCGGCGACGCAGGTAGCCGCATCGTGGGTCGTGGTCGGCGGGTGGCTCAAGGCAGGCGGACAAGCCGTCATATCCGGCGCCGTCATCGTGGGCCAGTGGATAGCCGGTGCGGCATCCGCCGTCGTCAACGGCGCGGTCATGGTGGGTCAGTGGGTTCTCATGGGCGCTCAGTCCATGATTCAGGCGGCCCGCATGGCTGCCGCGTGGCTGATCGCGATGGGTCCGATTCCACTGATCATCGCGGCCATCGTGGGGCTTGCCGTCCTGATCTGGTCCAACTGGGACAAGATCAAGCAATGGACCGGCGAAGCGTTCCAGTGGGTTTGGGACAAGGTTTCCGGAGTCTTCGAATGGCTCAAGAACTTGTTCCTGAACTTCACCGGCCCGGGGCTCCTGATCAAGCACTGGGACACCATCAAGGCGAAGACCGCTGAGGCTTTCACCTGGGTCAAGGACAAGGCGCGCGAGGGCCTTGACGCCGTGATCGGCTTCTTCCGGAACCTGCCTGGCGAGATCATGGGGTTCGTCGGCCGGATCGGCGGGGCCGCACGCGACATTGGCGCCACCCTGATCAGCAAACTCGGAGAGGGGCTTTCCCGGCTCAGCTCGTTCGGCCAGGACATCGGACGGGCCGTAGCACGAGGGATCAAGTCAGCGATCAACTCCTTGATCGATCTCCTGAACTGGGCGATTCCGGACCGGATCGGCATCGGCCCCATCGGGGTGGATCTGCCCGCCAATCCGATTCCCAAAATCCGCGCCATGGGCGGTCCGGCATCGGGCCTTACCCGCGTCGGCGAGCGTGGGCCGGAGTGGGTGAACCTGCCGGGCGGGTCGCACGTCCTGCCGAACCATGCCGCTCCGGCAGGAGGGGGCGTCACGGTCAACGTGACCAGCACTGCCGACCCGTTCACCATCGGGCGGGAAGTGGCGTGGGCGCTGCGGGTTGCCGCGCGGTAGGCAGTACCTCACGTGAGGTACTGCCCTTCAACCAGGGGGAGACATGGCGGAGTTGGGCGACTGGACATGCGAGTACAACGGGCTCTTGATCGGGGCGCCGGACTCCGCCACCTCCCTCGTTTCGGTAGACGGCCTACTGTCCCTGCCGGATGTGCGGTCGGCAGATCTGGCCCTGGTGCAGCGTCACGGCCTCTACCCCGGGGATGACTACATGGGTGGCCGTGCGGTGACGCTGACGCTGGAGGTGTACGGGCGGACGCGGGAGGAGTTCACGACGGCCCTGAACGGCGTCTACGCCGCCTTCGGGGTGGCCGACAAGGAAAAGCCCCTTCGGTTCCGCTTCCCCGGCGTAGCGGGTGACAGGACGGCTTTCGTCAATGCCCGCCCCCGCAAGCGCGCGGGGCCGCTTGATCTGAATTTCGCGTACCGGGTGTGCAACATCGTGGTTGAGCTGTTCGCCACCGACCCCTACCTGTACGGGGATGCGCTGGAGACGAAGCGGTTGTCAAGCCCATGGGAGGGAGCAGAGCCCCGCCTGTGGTTCAAGCAGGTCGGGTCCGTGCCCGCACTGCCCGTCATCAAGCTGACCGGCTCCAGAGACTGTGTCCTTCGGGATGAGGTGACGGGGAACTACTTCGGCATGGCCAACGTCGCCGGAGATATCACCATCGACGCGGAGCGGCGGACTCTCACGGCGACGGGGGGCGGCCCCAGCCTCACAGACAAGATCACGCCGGGCTCAGAGTGGCCCGAATTCGCATTCGGAGATCACCGGCTGACGCTCGCCAGTGCAGCCGTAGGCGGGCCGACCACGGCTGAGATCACATGGCGGAACAGGTGGGCCTGATGAACGCTGCGTACACCGTCGTACAGACGGACCTGAAGACCGGCAACGTCGTGGCCGCGCTGCCGGTCACCGGCATCACCTTTGCGCACACGCTGAACGCTGCTGGAGTCGCCACCGTCGGTATTCCGCTCTTTGCGCCGGAGGCCGACCCCGAATCCCTCATACCGGGTATCAGCGGGATAGCCATCCTGCGGGACGGCCAGCCTGTGTGGGCAGGAATCCTCTGGGCTCTTGCTGCCGATATCGCCGCAGGAACTCTGTCGCTGAGCGCATCCGGCTTCCACTCCCACTACCAGGGACGGCACTTCGTCAAGGGCTGGGCGGCAAAGAGCCAGGAACAGTCCGACACCATCAAGGCGTGGTTCGCCTACTGCAACGGCGCCAACGGCATATCCACGGACACCAGCCTCATCAAGCCGACCGGCCACAAGCGCACGACTGTGTGGACCCGGTACGAACTCAAGAACGTTGCTGAGGCGATTGACGATTTGGCCGATAACGTCGGCGGCTTCAACTTCCGGTATGTGCCGTACTGGGCGGTGGCTGGCAAGAAGTTGGGGCACCGGTTCGTCATGACCAGCCGGGCCGGAGCGGCTGCCACGCACACGCTGACTCATCGCGTGGACTGCAACGTGACGAGCGTGAGCTACGACAGTACGGCCCTTTGCACGACGGCTTACGCGACCGGCGCCGACAAGGGCAACGGCGAAAAGCTCGTCGGGATTTTCGAGAACCCTTCTTTGGCCGCACGGATGCCGGAGCGGGTGCGCGTTGGCTCGTACACCGATGTCAAGGAAACCGTCACGCTCCGGAACAAAGCACAAGCCGTTATCAACGCGGGAGCCGTGCCAGTAGCCATTCCGGAACTGACGCTGTATCCCGGGCAGTTCGGGCCGCTGGACTTCGTTCCCGGCGACGTGACCGCCATTGATGTGGACGCCGGATACATCGCTCTGTATGACGAGTTCGTGGTGACTGAGTGCACAACGACCGTGGACACGACCGGCGGCGAGAGCATCAAGCTTGCCCTTGCCAGTAAGGAGCTGTGGAGCAATGCCAACCCAAGCTAACGCCGTCCCGCCGTCGCTGGTGAACGAGATGGCGGAACTCAAGCGCCGCATGGCAGCCATTGAAAACGCCCCCATCCCTGCCAATAAGTTCGACAGGTATCCGGCGGTTGAGTGGGCGGCAAAGGAGCGGGACCGCATCGGCGACAATTCTTGGTCGTCAGTGAGCATCGCGAACGTCACCGGGATGTCGTTCGATCGCGTGGAATGCAAGTTCATCGTGGACAGGATGATTGCCGGGAAGCGGCTGGCCGAGATCCGGCTAGCAGCCTTCCGGCACACTGGCAATGCCGTCCGCGAGATTGTCAGCGCGTCCGGCGTTACGGGCTTCAATGGCAAGTTCGGCAGCTCCGGCGCCATTGTCGTCCGCTGGATTCACGGCATCCCATTCGGGTGGGACTACGCGGATGACACCACCGTGTACACCATCGAGCTACAGCACCGGTACCGAAAAGGCCCGGAGTCCCCTAAGGGGCAGTCTCTCTACACCATTGCCGCCACCGAAGGCGCCCCTTCTGACGGCGTCATGGGCTACGGGTACCAGCAGGATTCAAGCGGCAAGTGGTGGTGGGTTCCCACCTTCCGGGGCGGGAGCCCATGGAGTGCCCAGTTCGTCACCATCCCCAACCAGGATCGAGGGACGTACTCCATATCCTCCATGCACTATTGCGTGGGCCTGCCGCAAGGCCGCATCCCCGAAGCCAATGTCAACGCGTGGATGTGGGCGCGCGGCACGGGCATCGAATACGTCCGTGGCCCGGACATCAGTGAACCGTACCTAGACATCTAAGGGGGAGCGTTGGACATCGCCCGGCTGTACGGGGCCGCCGAAGTGGCCGTTCCCATCCTGGTATTCCTGGCGGTCACGCTGCGGAGATTTCGCACCGGCATGGAAGCCTCATGGAAAGAAGAGGCGGACGCCTACCGCAGCAAGGTGGAGCGGCAGTCTGAGGAGCTTGCCGCCCTCCACGCTGAGGTGCGCGCGCTCAGGCGCGAGAACGCCGAACTACGGGCTCAGATAGCGGAACTGTTGAACCGATAGGCCAGTCAACTCCAGGGCAGTACCTCACGTGAGGTACTGCCCCCTTGCGTACCTGGGGGTACACCTTGCCGCTTTCCCTTCCGTCCAGCATTCCCACGGTCGTGGTGCACGGCACCTACAGGGGCCCGGACGGGCATCCGCTAGCCGGAACCGTCACCTTCTCCGCTCCGTCTCTGCTGACGTTCCCTGACGCCGATCTGTTCGTTGCCGGTCCAGTCGTCTCCACGCTGGACGAGAACGGCCGCTTCCAGGCCCGTCTACCGGCCACAGACGCGCCGAATATGGAGCCGTCCGGCTGGGCGTACGTCGTCAAGGAAAACCTGTCCGGCGTCATTGGCGGGCGGACGTTCAGCGTCCTTCTTCCGAAGGCAACGCCGGACGTTGACCTAGCCGACGTGGCGCCCGCCGACCCGACCACTCCCAACTACGTGCCGGTGGCGGGATCACAGATATTCACCGGCACGCACGCGCCGTCTGCCGAACTGGGCCGGGATGGCGACTTCTTCGCGCAGTACGAGACTCAGACGCTGCTGGGCATCAAGTCCACCACGGTCACGATGTGGACGCGGGTAGGCGGCAAGTGGGCTCCGGTCGGCGACGCAATCCGAGGAGCCGCGTGGTACGTGGACGCGACCAACCCGCCCGGCGACGGCGGCAAGCCCGGGGACATGTACCTGAGGGCGGGCACGGGCGACGTGTGGCAGTGCGGGCCGTCCGGCTGGGGGAGCCCGGTGGCCAACATCACCGGCCCCAAGGGGGAGACCGGAGCGACCGGCGCAACCGGAGCCACCGGGCCGCAAGGACCGAAGGGAGCGGACAGCACCGTTCCCGGACCAGCCGGACCGAAGGGCGACACTGGCCCGGCTGGACCGACCGGCGCGCAAGGGCCGCAGGGGGCCAAGGGTGACCCCGGCAACGGCAGCCTGAACAGCGTCAACGGCGACTTCGGCCCCGACGTTGTCCTGGGCGCCTCCAGCGTGGGGGCTATCCCCGTCGCTGACAAGGGCGTTGCTGGAGGAGTCGCCACGCTGGACGCGTCCGGACTCGTACCCGCGTCCCAGCTCTCCATCCCGTCCGGCGTGGTCACCAGCGTCAACGACAAGCCGGGCCCGTCCGTGAGCCTCACGGCTGCCGATGTGGCCGCGCTTCCCGCGACGGCGCGCGGTGCCGTCAACGGCGTTGCATCGCTGGACAGGTCGGGCATGGTGCCCGCGTCTCAGCTACCGGCTATTGGCGGCGGAGCACGCAACGCGTGGACGCCGGATGCGCTGGGGTTCGCGGCGTGGTCGATGGACCCTGCCACGGTCGCCAACCCGACGCCGAAGGCCGCTGTGATCAAGCGCGTCTACATGGCAGGCATCAACATCACGGAGCCGACCAGCGTCAACGCCGTGGTCGTGTTCGCGCGTGGCTGGGCCGGTTCCGGCACGGTGCCCGCTGCCCGCTTCTACGGGGGCATCTACAACGAGTCGGGGGCGCGCATTGCGGCATCCGCACAGCTATCCAACGTGCCCGCTGCCGGTCAGCTTCCTGGCACGGCTTCCGGAGCCATGAACAACCACATTGGCGCCGTTCCGCTCAAGTTGTCCGGCACGGTGACGCTACAGCCAGGCCGGTACTGGGCGGCATTCCTGATGTCGGCCGGAGCGGCAACGGACTTCTACTACATGCACGTGGCGAACGAGTCCAATTCGGCCCCGGCGAATTTCTTCCTTGGTCGGGCGTTCCAGCGCGCATGGTGCGTGGACGGGCAGACGGCGCTACCGGCCACGCTCAACCAATCGTCCGGCGAAGTCGGGCTAGACCCGGCTGTCATGGCACTCGCCATGGTCTAGCGGCAGTACCTCACGTGAGGTACTGCCCGGCCCCACCCAAGAAGGGCGGGGCTTTCAAACGAACAGGAGTGGAATCATGGCGCGATTCAGCGGCGCAACCTGGCGCCCAATTCCGTGCAACTACACGGACGACGGCCAGGACGCTGTGTATGGCGTGGTCGTTCACATCATGGACGGCAGCCTCCCCGGTACCGATTCCTGGTTCCGCAACCCCAAGGCTCAGGCGTCCAGTCACTTCGGCACCGGCCGTGACGGCGCGCTGTATCAGTGGGTTGACACCGGTAGCCGGGCATGGGCTCAGGCGGGCGGCAACCGGACGTGGCTGTCCGTCGAGAACGAAGGCAGGGGTGGCGACGCGCTGACCGATGCCCAGATCAGCCGCTGCGCTGAGGTGCTGGCATGGGCGCACGCGAAGTACGGGGTGCCCCTTCAGCTCACCACGAGTACGAACGGCCGGGGGCTGGGCTACCACGGCATGGGAGGTAACGCGTGGGGCGGTCACACGTCGTGCCCCGGTAGCCGTGTCGTGGCGCAGCTTCCGGAGATCCTGCGCCGGGCGAAGGCCATCGTCGGAGGCGGTAGTTCGGGCGGGGGCGCGACCGGCGCCGTCTACACCGTGCGGGCCGGAGAGACGCTTTCCGGCATCGGCACCAAGCTGGGCGTTGCGTGGAAGACGCTGGCCAGTCTGAACGGCCTCAAGGCGCCGTACACCATCTTCCCCGGCCAGAAGCTCAAGACCGGCAAGCCGACCTACGCGCCGTTCCCCGGCGCGGACTGGTTCAAGCGCAACCCCAACAGCCCGGTCGTGACGGCCATGGGCAAGCGCCTTGTGGCCGAAGGCTGCTCGGCCTACGCGTCCGGCCCCGGCCCCCGCTGGACGGACGCTGACCGGCAGAGCTTCCGCAAGTGGCAGCGCAAGTTGGGCGACGCTCCGCAGTACTGCGACGGCTGGCCGGGCCGGAAACAGTGGGACGCCCTCAAGGTTCCCACGCTGTAACTCTCCGTCGATCCCGAGGGGGCAGAGATGTCCGTTTTCAACCCTGAAATCCGATGCCGGCATTCCCGCAGGGCTCACGCTAAGTAATCAATCAAGAGAGGTGAACATGACCTTCATCAGAGAGCACGCAACCCGCCTTTACGCCGTTGCCGTTGCCGTCCTGGCGCTCGTGGCGCACTACGTCCCGGCACTGCCGTCCGCGCTCATCCTGAGCGTTGCTGCGGCCGTCCTCGGCACCGGTGAGGCCGTACAGCGCGTGGAGAACGGCAAGACCGTCACGGCCCTTCAGGAGCGTCTGTAAGGCGCGGGGAACCCTTGCGCTCCCGGAGGTAGGGACAGCCCCCTACCTCCGGGAGGTACGCCCTTATGGGACACCCGCACATTGCGCTGATCGGCCGTGCCCGCTCCGGCAAGGACACTTTGGCCGCCCGGCTGGTGAACGCTCACCGCTACACCCGAATCGCTTTCGCCGACCCGCTCAAAGACATGTGCCTGAGCGTTGACCCGATCGTTGCCTATGAGCCGTCCGGCTACGGCCCCCTGCCAACCCGGCTGAGTGCCGTAGTGCAGCGCTACGGCTGGGAGCGGGCTAAAGACCGCTTCCCCGAAGTGCGGCGCACCCTTCAGAAGGCCGGTCAGGCCGTGCGTGACGGGGATGCCGGGCACTGGCTCAGTCTCGCGCTGGACAAGGTTGTTGTGGCGGACACGTGGCGCCTGCCCGTGGTCATCAGTGATTGTCGGTATCCGAACGAAGCGGAAGCGCTCAAGGCTCGCGGATTCCGACTGGTGCGCGTACTGCGCCCGGACGTGAACGGCAGCGGCGCTGCCCATGAGAGCGAGACGGCGCTAGACGGCTACCCCGCCGACGTGAACGTCGCCAACGTCGGGACGGTCGCCGAACTCAACTCCCTTGCAGATGCGCTGATCTGATCAGAAGTCACGTGCGTCACACGAACAAAAACACCCCCCACCTGCCTTGCCGCAGGTGGGGGGCTTTTCTGTGCCCGGGGAGCAGTACCTCACGTGAGGTACTGCCTTGTGCGCGCGCTCGCGCGTGTGTAATGTCAGCCCCCTCAAGGCGCCGCAGCGGGCGGCGCCGAAGGGGAGGGAACCGCTCAGTGAGTGCCGACGTGAAGCGCTATCAGATTTCGCTCACTGGGATGACTGTGGATTACCTGGCAGGCACCTCGTGTATGCAGGGAGACGAGGAGCCCAAGGTTCGGGCGGAGCTTTCTGCGCTGCGCCGGTGGAAGAACGGCACTGAGGCGGGCAAGGTGTCGTTCGAGACGCTGGCGTGGCTGGTGGAGTACCTGCACACGTGGACCGAAGCGGCGGACAATCGCGAGACCCCCGGCGAAGAGCGCGCGGCAGCGGCGGCATTCAAGAAGATCAGCGCCATTTATGAGAAGGCCAAGGAAGAGGGCGGGGACGTGACGGACAGCAAGACTGAGACTGCGCCGTTCAAGGTCAAGGACGTTCGCGGGGACATCCGGATTGGAGCTACGCACAGCGGGGGAACGCCCCACGCCCTCAAGGAAGTTGACGCCAACGGGCGGAACGTTCCCTACTGCCCGACGCGCACTAAGGACCCCATCCGTTCATGGGGGCCCGCCCACGAGGTGAACGGGAAACTGGACCTGTGCGTCAAGTGCGCGAAGGTCGTTCCCACCGGCGCCGTGACCGTTACCGAAGAAGAGATTGCGATTCCCGGTCTCGGTCGTACAGCCACCAAGACCATCATCACTCCTGTAGACGGCACCACCGAAGAGAAGGCGGAAGAGCCCATGGCAGCCCCAGCAAAGAAGACGGCCGCGAAGAAGACGGCCGCGAAGAAGACGGCCAGCAGTGACGGCCCGAAGGTGATGGAGGAGGAGACGCAGAAGGCGGCAGCCGACGAAATCCGCGCGGACATCGAGCGCCTGTCGTCGCTCACTGCTGAGGGCAAGGAAGATGCCGTCAAGGAGCTGGCGGAGGAGATCACCAAGAAGACCAACGCCATTACCGGATCGGGTGCGGCTGCCGTAAAGGCGAAGCTCCGCGCCGACAAGGAGAAGGCCGTGAAGGACGCTCAGGCGGCCAAGAAGACGGCGGCCAAGAAGCCCAGCACCGAGGTTGCCAATCTGGCTACTAAGGACTTCATGAAGGCGGAAGGCGTCCCGGAACTGATCAAGGTCAGTGCCGATCTGGTCAAGGACATTGCAGCCAACGAGTTCAACGGCGCCTACCGTCTGAGCGAACACCTTCTCGGTATGCGGCTCGCGATCGTGGACGAGGATGGGGACCCGAACCTCAAGGGCAATGCCCAGCAGTCCCGCAGCGCTGCCGAGAAGATGTGGAACAGCGTCTTGGATGAGCTTCCCCCGAAGGGGGAGAACGAAGACGCTGACGTGATCCGGGATTCCATCGGCCAGGTCAAGAAGCAGCAGCGCAACGCCATGCAAGACGTGCTTGTGAACTACGTGCGTTGGCTGGACACGGAGACTCCGAAGGACGAGGAAGAGGCGGCGAAGCTGGCCAAGGAGCGCGGCCGGTTCAAGAACGCCCTTGAGATGTTCCCGGAGGGTCACGAAATCGAGGTTGAACAGGACGGCAAGCCCGTCCGTCGTCCGATCCTGTGGTCTGAGCGCGTCTACGACTACTACGACGCGAAGGGAAAGACCTTTGCCAAGTCGCGTATGACGCGCGCCGAAGAGGCTTCTCAGCGCCGCGCCCTCAACGCCGGGCGTCGTAAAGAGATTGCGGCGGCCGTCGAGGCCGGGGAGATCAGCGAAGAAGAGGCACAGGAGACGCTGAACCCTGGCGTTCATGAGAAGACCCCCGGCGAGAAGCGCGCCACCTGGGTGGAGAAGACGCAAAACGCGTGGGCGGCGCACGCCAAGGAGATTGCCAAGTTGGAGTCTGAAGAGGAGCGCGAAGAAGCCTTTGAGGTTTTGGCGGCCATGATTCCTGAACTGCGCAAGGCGCTCAAGAAGGTACGCGACGCGTAGCCGACTGCACGCCCGCACGGAAGCCCCTGGAACCCATAGCGCGGGGCCGGGGGCTTCCTTGCTCAAGGGCAGTACCTCACGTGAGGTACTGCCCCCATTCGGAAGGGGTCGGCATGGAGCTGACAGACAGCGGCGGCCAACAACCGCTGCACACATTCTCTGTCGTGCTGACGGAGGAGGACTTTGGGCGACTTCACTTGATGGCCGCCGTACGGGCGGAGAGCGTGACGGCCGAACAGTGCGCGGCGTGGGAACGCATTTCTGAGGCGCTGACGGTGGCGCTGGACAAGGGTGAACGATTCGGAGGGGAAGCATGACCGGTGAGATGTTGGGGATCATGACGTGCGCCCAGTGCAAGGACAGGTTCATGGGGTGCCCGGAGTGCGTCAACGCCATCCGCATTGATCCGGCGACGGGGTTACCTCCCGACGTGATCGTTGTAGATGGTGAGGTGCACCGCAATCCCAATCCGGACCCGGAAGCCGTGCGGCGGACCGTCACGCGGCCCGTGTGTGATGACTGCGTGGCCCAGCACATCACGGGTGCCACGGAGCTTGCCGCCGACCGGCACGAGCGGCACCGGAGGATGATGCAAGGCGAGTGAACGGGGCGGATTCGGATACGCCTGATGAGCGAGGGGAACTCAATGCCCAAGGAAGCCCGTACAGCGCGTCTTGCGACAATCAGGGCAGGCGTGAGTAAGGCAACCAGCAATGTGGACACGGTGGTGATCAGGTCGTACGTCAATGACCGCAAGGACTACGATCGGCCGATTGATATTGAGCTGACCAGCAAAGGGGCTCGTGACGTGGCTGCCCAGCTAATCCGTGAGGCGGAGTGCGCCGAGCGGGCGGTAGCGGAAGCACGCGCAAGGAAGAACCAGCAAGCCCCCTAGGCCCGCCTGAGCGCCTGCCAGCCCCGTTCGGCCCCCGTGGCCGGGCGGGGCTTTCCCATGCCCTCAGGCGGCCGTACAGGGCCCTGCCTGAGGCTCAGGCAACCGGTGCGCTCCCCCCTAGGTGACAGATCACCTAGGCGAAGGGGGCACGCGTGGGACGCGTACGCACCATTCAGCGCGGCGGCAGCCGTTTCTACATCCACCCGGACCGGCCGGAGACCAAGGCGCCCGGGGTAACGTCCATCATCAGCATGGGCCCAAAGCCGTTCCTGCCGTTCTGGTACGCCCGCATGACGGCCGAACTCGCCGTTGACTCCCTGCCGTTCGTGGCACAGATGGCGGAGCGGGACCGACAGGGGGCGGTCGACTACCTCAAGGGTGCCGCCCGTCGGTACACGAAGATCCGTGCCGACGTAGGCAGCAACGCGCACGACCTGTTCGAGCGCATGATCCGGGGTGAGCACGTCGGCGCTGTCCACCCGGACCTAGGGCCCTACCGCATCCACTTCGCCGACTTCCTGACAGCCGTGAACCCGGAGCTTGTCCGGGCGGAAGATGTCGCGTGGTCGGACGAGTACGAGTACGCCGGATCGTTCGACGCCGTACTCCGCGTGTGGCTGGACGAGGACGGCAAGCCGACCCCGGACCGGTCCGGGGCGCCGCATCTGCTGATTGCCGATTGGAAGACGAGCAAGGCCACCTACCCGGACGTGGCGCTACAGATGAGCGCCTACGCCAACGCGGACCGGATCATTGCGCCGGACGGCACCAGCGAGCCCATGCCCGACTTCGACGGCGCGGCGGTACTGCACATCACGCCGGACGGCTGGTCTTTCAAGCCCGTCAACATCAGTGCACACGTCTTCTCGTTCTTCCTCGCGCTCCGGCGCGTCTTCACCTGGGACCGCGATGTGTCCAAGACGGTCATTGGCCGCGCCATCGCGAAGAGCGCCGGGGGCATCGTGACCGGGACTCAGCGCCGCGCCAAGTAGCCGAGCAACCCTCGCGCTCTAGGTCAAGCAGGGGCGGGCCGAAGGCGGATGGGCAGTACCTCACGTGAGGTACTGCCAGCGAATCCCCTTCCGCCCGCCCCTCTCCAAACCCCCTTACACAGCAGGAGAGTTACGCGTATGGCGCTGACCATCTTTGACACCGACCCCAACGCCAAGCCCAAGCCGAAGCAGACGTTCGCCGACGACACTGTTGGGCGCTTTCACTCCGGCCATCAGATCGACGGCCAGCCGGAAGTTCTTTCGGAGTGGCGCATCTCCACAGGTGACCCCATGGTGGCGAAGGCGGTCGCCGAACTGTTCGGCGGCACGCCTGTTGAGACCGATTCGACGGCCGAGAACTTCATTGACGTGTTCACCAGCCGGGAATCCGTCCCGGTCGTACTGGACGGCCCGGGGGCCATCCACGCGGACATGAAGCTCTGGAACAGGAACAAGCTGGTCCACCACTGTGACGGTTCCGTGTTCCTCTCGCCGGATGAGCGCAAGGGCACGCCGTGTGCCTGCCCGGAGCTGTTCGCGGAGCGCAAGCAGGCGGCCAAGGATCTTATGGGTCCGTCTCCGTCCATCACGGTCACGTTCCGGCTGGCGGATGACCTGGAGTTGGGCAAGTTCAAGTTCCAGACGTCCAGTTGGGTCATGGCGAGCGTGCTGCACGAGTACGAAAACGACCTTGAGGACACCAATGGTCCCGCGCTGTGTGATCTCTCTCTGGAACTGGTGGAGTTCACCATCAAGAAGGGCAAGAACAAGGGGCTGAACGTCTCCTATTACAAGCCCGTCGTGAAGGTGCTCAAGGCGTACAGCGACGCCATCGCGGAAGAGCGGTAAGCCCCGTGGCGAAGCTTGATCAGAGCACGCCGTACGACTGGGCACGAGCCCTCAAGGGGGCGGCTGACGACAACGTTGCGTCGCCCCTTTGGGAGTTCCCGCCGCAGGCGCGCAAGGCGGTCATTCACGAACGACGGCGCCGCTTCGGCGTCGATGACGACGAGGGGTATGAGGTTGTCTAAGCGGGGCGTGGTCACGGACTACGCGGGGGAAGAGATCTACCCCGGAGATCTGATCAACTACGCGGCCCGGCAGGGGAACCGGGTGCGCGTCTCGGACGCCATCGTGCAGAAGGTGACGGCCGTTCTTGAGGGCGGCAGGCTCCGGCCCATGCTCAAGGTTCAGCCGACCGGTACGGAGTCGGGCTTCACGAAGCGCCGCACCATGCGGGCGGAGTGGATCAGTGCGGAGCACGCGCGGCTGATCATGGCCGACGCGGCCACCCGCGACTAGCAGCAGGCAAAGGGCCGGACAGTTCCCACGCGGACTGTCCGGCCCTTTCGCGTGCCGCAGTACCTCACGTGAGGTACTGCGGAAGGGGAGACATGGAACGAAGAGTGACGGCCCAAACGGCCCCTGCGCTGGGGGACTTGAGGCAGCTAGGGGAGGGGGACACGCTCTGGCTTGAGCCGGGCGCGTGGAACCGGCACGACTGGGGACGGTACGTCCACGTGATCGCTGACACGGTGGCACGCGGGGCTGACGTGAGGTGGTCGCGGTGACGGCGGGTGAGCCGTTCGCGGTCGCGCTGGCGTGCGCGGTCATGGGCACCGCTCTGGGCTTGGTCGTGCTCCTCCTGGCGCTCGTTGTGTGGTGGTGCCGACGTGGCTAACCCCAACAAGGCCAAGGGCACTCAGTGGGAGTCGGACGTACGCGACTACCTCAACAAGGAGCTGGGCCAGGTGGACGAGTACGGCAAGCTCCTGGACCCGTTCGACGCGCACAACGTAAGGCGCCCGGCCCAGGAAGGGGCGGCAGATGTCGGCGACGTGCACGCGGTGCCCTTCGTGCTGGAATGCAAGAACGTCAAGAGCCCCGCCGTGCCAACGTTCCTGCGGCAAGCCGAAGTCGAGGCACGGCACGCAGGCTTTCCGTACGGCGTGGCCGTGGTCAAGGTGCCCCGGGCCAACGTCCGGCGGGGCCGGGTACACGTCAGCGTCCGCACGTGGACGCGGGTGCGTCACGCACTCGGCTTGCCGTCGCAGGCGTTCGCCGACCGGTACGGATTCACGGTCTCCCTGCGGGGGCTGGACACCGGCAAGTGGTACCTGACCACAGACCTTGAACACTTCCGTCTGCTCCTGGCCGACGTGCGCGCCCAACATTACGCACAGTGAGATTTGACCTCATGCCGGCATCGGAATTCAGGGTTGAAAACGGACATGCCGGGCTTCGCGGGGTCGACTCAGCGTAACGACCGTAGGCAGGCAACCACTGCGCTCCCCAGGTGAGTAACCAAGGGAGCGCACACATGAAGTTCACTGATCTACTCACCCGATTCACCGAAGTCAGCGAAGAGGTGGACGGGGGTTACCTGGCAGCCTGCCCGGCGCACGCCGATTCCCGTCCGTCTCTGCGCATCTGGCGCGGAGATGACAACAAGGTCCGGCTGACATGCCGGGCAGGCTGCCCAACTGAGAACGTCATCAAGGCGGCAGGGCTCACGTGGGCCGAGCTGTTCAACGCCACCGGCCCCGGCGCCGTCGTGCCGCGCGAGCGTCCGACCCTGGTAGGTGCTGGGCCGACGGCCGCGCTCGCACGCTACGTTGACGAGACGGCGGCCCGCCTCTTCGACTTCGAGCGCCTGCACGCGAATACAGCACGGGCGTACCTCTCGGACCGCTTCGGCCTGGACGAAGACGGCGCGGCTGATCTCCGGATCGGCGTGGACGGCGGGGACTACCCGACAGAAGCGTTCCCGTACCGCTCACGGGCGTTCACGCGCCATCCCCGCGTGACTGTCCCCCTGCTGGGGTTCGACGGCACCCCCCGGGGCTTGCAGGGGCGGGACCTGACCGGCCAGTGCCCGGGACGGTGGGTGTCGCTGCGCAACCCCACAGGCCAGCGTTGGGCCCCGTACGGCGTCCTGAGGGGGCAGGGGGGCTACGGGGTCACCATCGTCACTGAGGGGCCCGGAGACGGCCTCACAGCCGTTGCCGTGGGCTACGACGCGGTAGTCATCCGGGGGGCTTCCCTCGCCGGGAGCCCCGATCTGCTGGCCGAACTCGCGGCGGGGGTCAAGGGCACTCAGGTCATCGCTGCGGGGGACAACGACCCGGCGGGACAGCGCTTCAACCGTGCGCTTGCCGAAGGGCTCGCCCCGTTCGGTATCGACGTGTACGCGCTGCCCATCCCTCACGCCGGAGACGACCTCACGGACTGGCGTGGGCGCGACGCGGGCGGGTTCCCCTTCGCACTGCACCACGCCATCAAGTCAGCGCGGCTAGTGACCAGTTCGGAAGAAGCCGAAGCGGACGCCGTATCGGCGGAGCTGACCAACCGGACCGGTTCCGGCGTGGTCACCCGCGACGAAGGCAGCGAAGCGGCCCGCATCCTCGCCGGGTTCATCAACCGCTACGGCGAGTCGGACGCCATGAACGCTCACGCACTGGTGGCGTGGACGGACGGCAGCATTCGCTACGCCCCCGGACTGGGCTACTACGTGTGGACCGGCCAGATATGGGAGCGCTCCGAGGTGCGCGTGCGGCAGGAGATCCACCGTATGGGGGCGGCCCTCGTCCTCGCCGGGGAGACGCAGAAGGCGCGCGGGTACACGATGACCACGCGCATTGACGCACTGATGACAGAGCTTCGCAGCGTGCCGACCGTGCACGTGGACGCGTCAGAGTTCGACGCCCGGCCGCATTTGCTGAGCTTCAAGAACGGGACCGTTGACCTTCGGTACGGAAAGCTGCGCCCGCACGACAAGAGCGACATGCTCACGTACCGGCTGGACGTGAACTTCAACCCCCGTGCGGAGTGCTCCCGTTGGCTCCAGTTCCTCACGGAAATCTTCCCCCACGAACCGGAGCTGCCCGCGTTCTTTCAGCGCCTCATCGGCTATGGCATCACCGGCAGCAACGCCGAGCAGTGCTTTTGTGTGCTGCACGGCAAGGGAGCCAACGGCAAGAGCGTGGCGACAGACACCCTTACGGCGGTCTTCCGGCCCATCACGCGAACCACGCCGTTCGCCACGTTCGAGGAGAAGCCGTCCGGCGGCATCCCCAACGACCTTGCGGCGCTGAGGGGTTCACGTCTGGTCATGGCGTCCGAAGGCGAGTCCGGCAAGCCCATGTCGGAAGGCGTGCTCAAGCGCGTCACGGGCAAGGACGAGGTAGCCGCCCGCTTCCTGCGTCAAGAGTTCTTTACGTTCAAGCCGACGTTCCTTCTCATGCTGGCGACCAATCACAAGCCAAGATTCCGTGGCCAGGATGAGGGGCTTTGGCGCCGCGTGAAGATGATCCCCTTCCGCAGGTGGTTCGCCCCTCACGAGCGGGATTACGGGCTGGACGACAAGCTCATGAAGGAAGCCGAAGGCATTGCCGCATGGGCCGTGCGCGGCGCCGTCGAGTGGTACCGCGACGGGCTCAAAGACCCGGCGTCCATCATCACGGCCAGCAAGGACTACCGGGCCACCTCCGATGCGCTGGCCGGGTTCTTCCCCGGCGTCCTTGAGGCGTGCGACGACTCCCAGGAGATGAACGGGACCGACGCGTTCAACGCGTACTTGGACTGGTGCGAGGCGGAGAACCTGCCACTCAAGGAGCGATGGACCCGGCGCACCTTCTATGACGCGATGGAAGAGCGCGGAGTGACGCGCCGAAAGACGATGAAGGGCATTGCCCTCGTAGGCGTGCGTGAGCCCGTGGCCGGGCCGGGCAGCGCGCCGGACATCTTCGCCAAGTAACCCCAACCGAACTTCAGTTGATTCCAGTGAGTCATGTGACTCACTGGGGTCTTGTCATGGGAGAACAGTGCTCACCTATCGACACTCGGTTGCTGGTGACACGGTGCGCGTGCACGTACCGGCAACCCCCGAAGAGCTTGACGCCTTTCTCGACTGGGCCCGGCAGGCTGACGGGCGCGGACCGATCGCACTCGACAGTGAGACCAGCGGCCTTGACGTGTTCAGTGACGGCTACCGTCTGCGGACCGTCCAGTTCGGCGACGCACACGACGCGTGGGTGATCCACTGGGAGCGGGGTGGCGACTTCCGCAGCGCTGCCCTTGAGGCGCTGACGAAGGTGCGCCGGTTTCTGATCCACAACGCGGCGTTCGATTGGCTGGTCTTGGACCGGCACGCGGGCATACCGCTGGAAGACCTCGCGCCCCGCACACGGGATACCCGCGTGATGGCCGCGCTTCTCGACCCGCGCCAGCCCCAGGAAGGGGGCATTGGGGTTGGCCTAAAGCCCTTGTCCGCGTACTACGTTGACCGGTCTGCCCCCGACACCCAAGGTGACCTAACCGCCGTTTTCCGAGGGCTGGGGTTGACGAAGGCGAGCGGGTTCGCACGCATCCCGCTGGATCATCCCGTCTACAACCTGTACGCCGGGTTGGACGTGATCCTCACGGCCCGGCTGGAACCGTGCCTTGCCGCCGAACTTGCCCGGCTGGGCGTACGGGAACGGCTCGTTGACTACGAACACCAGATATCCCGCATCTGCGCCCACATGCAGCGCCGGGGGCTCCTCCTGGATGAGGAGTTCACGCGCGAACTGGATGCGGACCTGAGCGACGACGCGGAAACGTATGCCGAGATAGCCGCGCGCTACGGCGTCGAGTCGGTCAACTCCACCCGGCAGATAGCCGAAGCGCTGACCGGCATGGGGGAGCGGCTGACGGAGCAGACGGCCAGTGGCGCCGTCAAGGTGGACAAAGCCGTGTTGCTCGCACTCGCCGACATGGATCTGTCCTGGAAGCGGCTGGGCACTCGCACGCCGAATCCGCTTGCCGAAGCGGTGCTCCGCAGCAAGCGCGCGGGGAAGTGGCGCACCACGTACGCGCAGACGTTCCTAGAGACCGTGGACTCATCCGGCAGGGTGCACCCGTTCATCAACTCCATGGCCGCGCGCACGGGACGTATGGGTGTCACACGCCCGGCACTCCAAACCCTGCCGTCGTCCGATCAGATGATCCGGCGCTGTCTTCTCGCCGACGAAGGCCACGTCATGGTGAGCACCGATTTTGCGGCCGTAGAGATGCGTGTCCTTGCCGCGCTCGCCGACGTGCGCCGGATGAAGGAGGGTTTCCAGTCCGGTGGCGGGGAGTTCGACATTCACATGTACACGGCCCAGCTCATCAGGGGGGAGGGGGCAACCGAGAAGGACCGGAAGCTGTTCAAGGGGGCTGGGTTCGGCAAGGTTTACGGCGGAGGAGTGTCCGCGCTGGCCCGGCAGACCGGCGCCGCCGAGGAGGAGATCAGGCGGGCCGTCAACGCCTACGATGCCGCTTTCCCGGAGATCCGCCGTGCGTCGGCACGCTGGCAGCGCGAAGCGCGGGCAACCGGCATGGTCACTGTGTCAGCCACCGGCAGGCGGATGCCTTTGGACCGTGACAGGGCGTACGCCGTCGTGAACTACCAATGCCAAAGCGCGGCAAGGGACTTGCTTGGGCAAGCCCTGATCAACGCCGAAGCGGCGGGGCTCCTTGACGCGATGCGCCTGCCGATCCATGACGAAATCCTTGCGTCCGTCCCGGCCAGTGAAGCGGCCGACTATGCGCGGGAGTTCGAGAAGGCCATGACGTTCAACCTGTTCGGCGTGCCCATCGTCAGCAAGGCGGACGTGGGCGGGCGGTCGTGGGGCTCGCTGTACGGAGCTGACTTCTAGGCAGTACCTCACGTGAGGTACTGCCTCGTTATCCGGCCGTGATCCGGCTACGCCTCAAGGACTACAGCGAAGGCCGCTCCATACCGCCGCAGGCGGAGCCGTCATTTCGCTTCCGGCACGTCTTACAACCCTGCAAAAGAAAGGCTGTCTAACCCGACAACAGCACCGCTGTAACGGCCCTTTTCGCTGCCTAGGTTCAACGCCAACGCAACGACGAAGGCAATGCGCAAGCCCCGTTCGGAGCGATCCCGGACGGGGCTTTGCCATGCCCCCGCATGTCCTGACGCTTCGATGACTCCGGTCATCAATTGGTCTCGCGCGCTTCGCCCCGTTCCGGGCAACTCTTGCGCTCCCCACGGGAGTGCAACCGGCCCAGGAACAGCGGAGCACTCCCCTTGATAGACCTCACTGAAGACCAGATTTTTGCCGCTCAGGACAACGAGCTTGACGCTGTAACGGCAGTGGTCAAAGCCACCGAAGAACGCGTCAAGCAACTCGCATGGAAGTACGCCACGGGCGGCGGACGCACAGATCACACCCTCGCTGAAGACCTGGCCCAGACCGGCCGGATAGCCGTCTGGGAATGCCTGGGCCGATTCCGGGGAACGACGGTCGCGGAATTCTTCACCTTCGTGGACCGCACCCTCAAGGGGGTCATGAGCGATACCCGCAAGGAGGAGACCCGGCACGGCGTATCCCGCTCCGTGGCAGCCGCATTCGAACGCGCCCTGTCGCTGGCCGGTGGTGACCCCTACGAGGCCGAATGGCTGGCCACCACGAAGGAAGCCATGGGGGATAGGCGGCTGAGTGCTGACACTGCTTACGCCGCCCGCCTGAGCTATCAAGGTCTCGAATACTTGGACGCGCCGCTTGCCCAGAGCGAGACCGGCGAAAGCGTCACCCTCGCAGACACCTTGGCCGCTGAAGTTGAGGTTCCCGCCGATCTGCTTGAGCCCAACGACTATGCGCGTGAACGCAGCAAGCGAACCGGCCTGAAGGTGCGCAAGACCCTTAACCGACTGGGGGAGCAACAGCGCACGGTACTCATGGGCCTTACCGGCATCATCCCCGTGGACCACTACGGAACCGAACAGGACGAAGAACTCTCCCGCGACCACGGAATACCCCTGCACCAGGTCCGCATAGTCCGCAGCAAGGGCAAGGACCGCTTCGCCGAACACTGGCCCGCAGTCGCCTAGCCCCGAACAGGCGTGAGCAGGGCAGTACCTCACGTGAGGTACTGCCCCCTTGCTCTATTGCAGTAGTTCTAGCGCGCGAGCCAGTCTCGCCGCGTTCGTCCCAAGGTAGCCAATCCCCGAAGCGCATACGCGACAGATAGGCCCGCGCGCTTCCCCCGACTCCGGATGCACGAAGGGGCCGTTTCGCTGCTTCCCGTCCGTGCCGGACTCTGCACCGCAAACGAAGCATGGCTCATCCATGAGTGCGTCCAGCGCTTCGGGGGTCAAGCCGAGAGAGATTGCCCGCCGTCTGAGGAACGCGTCATGGGTGGGGTTCCCGCCAGCCGCCCGTTTGGCCTCGACGTACTCTCGGTTCTCCGCAACACGGCATGGCATACATGAGGAGTGCCGGTAAGGGCAGCCGCAGGCGCGAGGCTGCCCGTGAGGCGAAAACCTCTCAATCGGCTTCACCTCATGGCACCTTCGGCACTCTCGCTCGTGCTCGGTGCACATGTGCTTTGGCCTGTCTGTCTTGCTGCGGCACGCATTGCAGACGGATTTGTGGCGGGGGGAGCCATCTGCGCGCTGGCCGTTTGTCGAAAAGCCCTCTAAGGGCTTCATTTCGCCGCACCGCTTGCACGTCTTCACTGTGGTCACTGTCACATGGTAGCAATGGCCCACATGAGTCACTGATGAAAATCCGCCCCCGCCCCCCCTGGCGGGGGCTTTTCTTTTGAGGGCGTACGTGCTTACTGCAACTAATAAGGAAGATCGGCACTGTCAGTGCCAAATGGTTGCATGAGGGAGGAGTGGCCCTTTCCCGCCACAAAACCGGTAGTCATCGGCCACGGTGCGTAGCAGGATGACTCCCCTGTTTCAGTTTCCGTTTTTCGAACGGGCGTTCTAGGATTGGTTCATGGGTAAACAGGGTGTGGGGATTGTGCGGGTGACAGTGTGGGTGCCTGAGCTGGGGGATAACCGGTTGGACTGGGCACCATGCGCCGCGCTGCCATCCCCACTGGGGGAGGAGCGCATTACTACGTGTGACGACATCGCGGCGATTCTGCGGACGCAAGGAGCCCTCGTTGCCCGGCTGCTGAGGCCGGGCCGGTACGACGGATTCCGGCTGTACGCACGGACGCTGACGCGCGCCGAGCTGGTTGGCGGGGCCGAGTGGTACGTAAGCCCGGAGACCGGCGCGTACCTGCGCTGCCCCGGGGCCGAGTGGTCAGCGTGCGACTACGGCCAGCACGACCACCACCTGGGCGACGGCCCGACCGTCGGCAACATCCGGCTGGCCGCTTGACCGGCCGCCGCAGCACATCGCACAGCCTGAGGAGAGGGATGAACCGCCAGCCGACCCGGCGCGCCCGTGTGGCCGCCTGCTGCCTCCTCGTGCTGCTCGCTTTGGTCGGCCCCGCCGAGCAGGCTCAGGCGGCCCCAGACGGCCGCGCAGCCTCATCCGTGTGTCATGTGCTCAGCGGGTCGTCGGCGGCCCCTGGGCGGCCCCGTGAGGCCGTGGTGGACGGCTGGGCGGGGGAGTGGCTGCCGCTCCGGATCAGGGTCCGTCTCCGAAGTCTGCTGCCGGGCCTGTTCGGGCTGGCGGATCGTCTGCCAGCGTGGGCACGCCCGTGATCACGGAACGTGAAGCCGCGGCGCCCGTGGTGTCCGTTTCGCACCTAAGACCCCATGCCGGCATGGGGTCGAAATGTTACTCAGCGTAACGAAAAGCCCCGCCGCTCCCTGGGGAGTGGCGGGGCCGTGGCCGGTCGGCCGAGGTCAGACGGCAGCCTGCCGGGCGAACTCAACCAGTCCGGCGAAGGCGTCAGGGCTCAACGTCAGAACTGGTCCGTTCGGGTCCTTGCTGTCCCGGACGGGCACAACGCCGTGAGCGGTCGCGTATGAGGGCGCCCACTCAATGCACTCGCCTCCGTTGGTCTGGCTGTAGCTAGAGCTGACCCACCCGTACATGGTGCTGGCGGCGGTGTCGTCGTTCATGGGTAACAGTCCTTCGAAATGGAGTCGATCAAGTCTGCCGACTCATCGAGCGGTGCGGCCATGGCAGTCAGCAGATCATATGAGTCTCGCGCCGACGCTACGTCTTCCGGCTCAGCAAGGACATACCCTTTCGGGAAGCCGTCCACATGCACGACGTCCGCCCCTTGACGGAACGAAAGGATGCCGAACGGACTCGCCCATCCGTGATGCTGACCAGAGTCACGGATGATCTGGACCCGATTCGTCGGCGCTTCGGTCAGCCGCCGCAAGTGCGCAAGCTGACCACGCATCACATCATCGTTGCCGACACGGTTCCTGAGCACCGCCTCATTCAGGATCAACCACAGCTGCGCCGGAGCATCGCCGGTCAGAATGCGTTGCCGCTCCAACCGGGCAGTCACAAGGTCCCCAAGGTTGGGAGGTCGTGAACTGCTGAGAACCGTGTGGGCGTACTCCTCTGTCTGCACCAACCCCGGTACTAGCTGCGGCTGGAACATGCGGACGCTTATGGCCTTCTCCTCCAGTTCAACGTACTTCCGGAACCAGGGCGGGAACGCGTACCGCAGGGCCAACGGCCACAGACGCATGAAGCGTCCGTTCGAGTGGGGGAAGGACCGATCACACGCTTCGGCGAACTCCCGTGGTGGCACCCGGATGCCCGACTCGATCTTGGCAACAAGGGAGTACCCGCACGCGGCAGCCTTACCTAGCTCCTCACGCTTCATGCCTAGGCGTTCACGCTCGATCTGCACCTCGTTGCCGAAGTGCGTGAGTGGTGAGGCGGTGGGGTCGCCGGGGTCAACGCCATCGTTTTCGACGCTCATTCGAACCCCCATGGGTCGTTGGACAAACGCGTTTGTCCAAGAGAACTGACTGTTGAGCCTACGCCCGTAGCGGCAGGGTGTGAGTACCCAACTACGCATCGGCAGAAGGGCTGAGGACATGGCGGCCGACGTCCCCCAGCACACGGCGCCCGGCGGCGCTACCTCTAGGGCGCCCCGGGAGCCGATCGTGACCGTGGGCTGCCGCATCTGCCGCGCGGCGGGGCGGACGCGGATCGACGGCAAGAACGCCGGTCGCCCGATGGCTGTTGCCGCCGCGAACAAGATCATTGCAGCCCACCCGCACCGTGTTCCCCCGCACCCCCAGGAACGGTGA